CTCCGTCAACTAAATTTTCTTCTGAGTAATTAACCCATTGAGTGCCGTTATAACGCAAAACATTGCCCACAGATACTGATGAAATAGTAACATCATTTAAACCATTGAGAACAGATTGATTTGAAATTTGCGTTTCTGCGTTTATTATTCTATCTTTTACAGTTAGATGAGCTCCTGCTGGATTTATGCCCATAACTGTTTGAATTGCTTCTACTGCATCATTTAAATTTGAGTGCTGATCTGAGTGTGGTACTGTAACAGAATTTAAAGTATCTGTAGCAGTTGGGTTTATAAAATTGTCAAGTGAGTTAGGGTACTGGGTTGGCATTTTACTCCTACAGGGCAATTATTTTATTAGGTCCGTTATCCCATATAATAGTAACGGGACTTGTTGATATTGATCCAGTAAATGGTAAACCAACAGCTGTATCAATATAAAATAATAATCTTGAATTTGTATTTGAAGAACCAACCTGAAATAACACTAGAGCACCAAAAGCATTGCCTGGATAATTAGGGACTAATAAGTCTTCTGCATCTATAACCCCAAGAGTTATGCTAACCGACTGTAATGCTGTTGTATCAAATTTAATTGCGGCTGTTGGTATATCACTAACAAATTGGTCGGCATTCTGAGATGGTGAATAAAGTGAAGTATCTATCATTAAAGCTTTTATTTGATTAGCTAATAGATTAATTTCTCCTTTTAACAAAGACTCTTTTGCTTTGCCATATATAAAATTAGCCATTTTTTAAATGCCAACATCTTTAGAAACTATAATGCGATACTTATAGCCTGATTCAAAATAATTTTTATCATCAACAAAATAAACTGGAGTTGCGTCATCTGATGGAAAATCAACATATACTTCTGGTTTCCATGAGTGCATTGAGATTCTTGGAGATATATTCTCCCACCTTGAAGGTGTTCTTTGAATCTTTTTTCTTTGAGCTTTAAAATAATTTGCAGTTAAAAAGTTTGATGCTGGTCGTGAACTAAAAATTACTTTTACTCTGCCTGAATTATATGAGTTTTCTAAATAAAAGGCTCCAGGAGAAGGATCCACTGAATCAATATAAAAATTAGGATTTTTAGCAATGATTTGAACGCTAGTGTATGCATCTGAGCGTATTGAGTGATCTTCAATATATACTTCTTGAATTTCAGGGACTCTTATTGAAGAGAACGAGGATGGCGTTGCATCCTCTGATCTAAAGAAAACTATTTGTTCTTCTGCTATTAATTCGTTTGCAGCGTCAAGGAAATTAATAACCCTTATTACATATTCGGTGTTCTGCTGAAGTATTTGATCCCAATAAAGAGTCAATGTTCTTGATATCTGATTATAGTCAGTTATTGTATTTATTGGCAGAAATGGATTATTTACAGTTGTGGGAGTGGCTGCAGTAGTTTGTACAATAAAGTTTTCATTTTTTAAACTTGATATCTTAATAGTTCTACCAAATTTAATGACAACAGTATTAACGTCAACTTGTGCATGGTCAAGCAGATTAAGAGCCACGTATTATCTCCTAAACAAAATCATATAATAAACTAGTAACGTTTTTTGCCTAAAAAAGTAGTAGGGGGTGACCCCATTCGGAGCCACCCCCTACTTTAGGGTATCGTAACTATAACACCCTAAGGTCTATCAGAGTGTTACGTTGTTAGTAACCTCAACCTCGTAGTTACGGCTGAGTCTTACGTTCTTAGCAACGGTGATTCCTTCACCGTCACCCATCATTACGATGTCATAACGCTCTTTCATCTTCATTGAACGGATGTCACGGCTTGGATCATCAAACTGATCTGTGCTCATGTCATCCTTAACAAGGAGGGTGCCAACTTCGTTGCGATCAATTAGGAAGAGATCGGACTTAGCTGGTGTTGCACCTGCCTTTGCAGTGAAGCTGACGAATGGTGAAACAATTACGTTCAAACCAAGTGGTGCACTTGCGTTAAGTGCGCCCTCTGCTGACTGAGGACGGTAGCCCCAGCTAGTGTTGACTGCTGATGCTGCACCGCCCATGTGGAAGATGCTATCCTTTAGGAAGATAGACCACATGAGTGGGTGTAGAATGAAGTCGGTTGGAACGTGATTCTCTGCCATTAGAACGGCTGCCATGTCAACAACGTCATCCCAGGTAATGGTCTTGTTGGCTGCGCCATCAATTCCACGACCAGTTGTGTCGTCGTACGAACCGCTGTCGTTGTCAAAGACGATTGTTGCAGCGTCCTTGAAACGGCTAAGTGCAATTTGCTCCTTAAGACGTGCCATTGCGCGTCCTGCAGCTCTTACGTGAAGGCCAACGATGTCCCAAAGGGAGTCAGCAATTACTTCTTCAGTAAATGCTAGCTTAACGCCCTTCTTGGAAACCTTTCCTTCAACCTGCTTGGCGAAGGCGAGGGCCTGTTCTGGATACTCTTGTCCTTCGGGAATCTCTGCTGCTTGGATAGCGTTGACTGCAGGGAACTCCAAGGAGCGTCCCTTTCCGAGGCGAACTGTTGAAAGAAGTGGCGTAACCAACAATTGTGGCTCTGCTGCTTCCTTAAGAGTACGAGAGATTACCTTTGGGAAAAGTGCAGCTGCATCTGGCGATGCAAAAGCTTCCTTAATGGTTACTCTGTTGTCTTCATCAATATGTCCGTCTTCGGCCAGCGCGGCTTCCCAAGCTGGGAGACCCGAGAGGAGCTCTTGGATTGTCTTACTCATCTTAGGATTATTCCTCCTGTGCTATTTCTTCTTTTATATTATTATCAGAGTGTTAGATTAACGCGGAATGCGCCAATTACATTGTTTACATCCAGGTTGCTACGGATGCCAAGCTTACCTGCGTAAGTGCCAGCTCTGGTGAGCTCAAACACTGTCTTCAGTGCGCCTGGATCTGAAGGAAGCTGCATGTAGGAAAGCAAGCCATCATCAAAGTTGGTTGCAAACTTTTCTACTTCGACTACCTTACCAACCTGGAGGTAAGAGTAGACTGCATTGCTGTTAAAGAAATCAGCTGCAGCTGCCAGTACTGGGCGACCCATATGGTCGGAACGAACAACGCTACCAACAGTAACGTCGGCATTGATGCCAGAAACCATTGGATACTCTACGTAGCCATGGGTGATGAAGCCAGCACCCTGTGAGGTTCCCTTGTCAAATGGACGGTAGAGGTCGTACTGTGCGACACCTACTGGAATTGATCTTGCACCAACGGCAACTGTGTCAGTTGCGCCAGAGCTGTAGCTTGGGGTTGCACCATCTAGTGGATCCCAGCTTGATGGCATTGAGTCGCCCCATGTTACTGAGGAGCCAGTACCGTTAGCTGGAACAACAACGGCATCGCCGTTTGCGTCTGCAACAACTGAAAGGATTGTGCCCTTTGGAATAACGATCTCAAAACGATCATCTTCTGAATCAAGATACCATGTTGGAAGGCCCTTGCTTGGAAGCAGGTAAGCTGCTGGGGCAATGCCCTCAGAAACTACAAAACGACCTGAACCAGTCTTGGTACCTACTTTACGGAATTTTGCTAAACTCATTTAAGTTTCTCCTTAAGTATTTTTTTATTAAAGTTTACGACGGCCCATAAGAGCATCTACAAAGAGTTGCTCTGCTGTTGGAGCCTTTTGCTCCTTAATCTGCTTTTCCTCACTGTCAATGGTGATAGCATTATCTTCACCCTCAACAATTTCGGTTTCAAAAGCAATTTCTGGCATTGATGTCTTAGCCTCACGGACTTGTGGCATCTTTGCAAGATCTCTAAGAGAATCAGCGAGTGAAGATGCAGTTCTTTTTGCGTGATCTTCAATCAATTCTTCTCTTGCTTCTGCAGATTCAACGCCAGCAGCTATCTTTGCATCAACAACTCTTTCAACAAGAGTTCTATGCAATGCGCTTCTGAGCTTTTGGTTTTCTTCCTCAAGAGCCTTGTGCTTTTGGACCAACTCATCATATTCGCTCTCAGTGACACCATTTTTATCGTCATTGAGTGAAGTATCTTGTTGAGCGCTCTCTTCGGACTGAGCCTGATTTTCATCAAGCTTCTCTTCTGGCTTTTCAGCTTTCTCGGAATCAACAGCCTCTTCAGCTTGTTCATCCGCTTTCTCTGAATTGTCATTTGAGACCTCTTCAGAAGAAGCTTCTTCAACTTCTTCTTTTGCTTCTTCAACAGTTTCGGAAGATTCGTCAGCTGCTTCTGCATCTTGCTCAGCAGCGTCGGTTACTTCTTCTTGCTTTGATTCAGAAGCGATTGAAGACAAATCATTGCTCAGCTCTTCGGCAACGGCAAGGATGTCTTCTTCTTTAGTAGAAATATTCATTGTTTCATTCTCCTGAGAATCAGTACTGATTTTTTTATCTCCATTAGATAGTAATGAATCCTTTGTATTATTGTAATTTTCGCTTTCCTGTATTGAAAGAGCGGTTAAAAAAGCTCCCTTTACATGAAGGTATAGAGGCTTGGATTCTTTCTTTTTTAACTTATTTAAAACAGATTCATTTTCTTCTACGGATACAATCTCTTCTTTATCCATGTGAAGAACAAAAGCTGAGCTTCTAGCTACCCAGCCATCTGTTGAATTCTCAATGGCTTGCTTGTCGCCAGAGTTAATAGATCTAATACTAGACTTGCCGTCAGCTGGCTGATTAACAAAAGAATATTCTTTAAAAGAAATGTCTTGCATGTCTATAAATGCAAGTTT